CCTTCATTTGTTCTGTGTTCATTTTTCCTCCTAGGATAGAACCTTTATAAGTATAGCATATCCAGCCCATAGACCTACAATTCCTGCAACCCCCGCAAAAACTGGAGGTGCTGGGACTGGAAGTTTGAATGCAGCAAACACTACGCCACATCCAAAACCTGTTAGTGTTGACAGTAAAATATCTTTCATCCTACAAATACTCCTTTTTTTTCCATATGTGTTTTTTGTAATATCCAGAAATAACGGAATTCATTTTCTTTTGCATGTTTACTGATTCTTCTAAAAGTTTTTTATTTTCTTCAGATTGCCAGTTTTCTCTTTTAAATGGAATTACTTGCATTATTGGCGTTCCTGATGTAATTATCCCCTCAAAGCCTTCTTTTATAAAGAATGGATAGTTTCCTGGACCAAGAGTGGCAACTTCGTTATCTGCTATAGCACTTAAACCAACAAATGGAAGGTCGTGTCTGTTTAATGGATGAGTAATCAAACAACTATATCCTTTTGGCACTTTAATTGTGTATGGAAATTGCCAAACAAATTGATTTGGATTACAGCCAATTGGAACTGGAAGACTTTTGTTTGTTTCATTTCCACGAAAAACAACTGGGTCTGGTCCACTCGCCCATGTAAAAACAGGTGTTCCATTTTCTTGTCTTACACGAACATCAGTCCACAACTCAATCACATATCCAGTTGTTAATGAATCTAAAAATGGTATACATGCCTTAAAACATTTGCTAACCTGATAAGATTTTTTTAGTGGCTCTTTGTTATTCCACATGTCTTGATCTTTATACCATTGTGGAATTTTTGACCTTATTGAAGAAATACTTGGGAGCCAGTCTTCAAATTTAGCAAATTCTATTTTTTTTGTCATACAACTAATCCTTTGGAAGCAATTCTTTTAATTTTTTATATTCTTCTGATATTTTTTTCATAGAATCGTAATGTGGGTATGAACTTCCAACTATGCCATATTCATCAAAATAAGATATTTCTGGCTCTACTTCATTAACAAATGATGTTAGCCCTAATTGAACATCTTCAATATATTTATATGCCCAGTCACGAGAATCAGAAAGAAACTTTATAAAGTTTTCCTTATCAACAAGATCATCTGACACGCTGCCTTTGGATTTTACAATGTCCACATACTCTTTTAATACTGCATTTTCTACATACAGTTGCGCTAAATCTTTGCTAACAATTTTTAACTTGTTAGATATATAGATATATGCAAAAAAAGAAGCAATAGAAAAAGTTATAAGTGAAATAATTAATGAATCTTTTATCATTCTATAGCCTCTCTTGTAATTAGCACAATTGCACCTTCTTGTTCTAAAGCATTTTTTAGTTGCACCACATACTGTAATGCAGATATTTTTTCATCATGTATCATGTTTTTAAACTGTTTTTCATCTAACTTTATTGTAAGAAAATGCTTGTTATCAATAATATTAACACCAAAACCTTTAGGAGGTGTTAAATTGTGAACAACTCTACGCATATTTTCTGTATACATATTACTCCATTGTCAAAGATTGCCAGGTATCTGACCAATCTTTTTTGCTTTTGTGTTTATTTATTTCTCTAGAAATATCTCCATTTTCAATATAAATTCCACCCCAAACACCCCACTCTTTGCCAGAAATTCCTACAGCAAAGCATTGTTTCATTACTGGGCATTGCCTGCACAGTAAATCTACATTAGGTCTTAATTCAGGATTGTCTTCATACTTTTCAAAAAATAAATTTGTATCAAGATCTAAGCATCTCGCATTGTCTTTCCATAGGTGCTGTTTCATTATTCACCATACTTATTTGGAATATCCCAACCATTACGATTAAGATTAAAAACTTTTTGTAGGTACCATATATCTTTTACACGTACCCCGCTTGGTGATGTCCTTCCAAGATCAGAACGCTTACGCTCTACTACATCCCAGCCTACCCACTTTAACTCTTTGTGCTTTTGCACAATCTTTTCCATTTGTTCCAATGATTTGATTATCATGTTATTTCTTTCTTTTAGTAACGGAATATACCAACTTCTACATTGTTTAATTCTGCAGAAGCGACTAATTTTGATATTTGTTCTTTTGGCTTACTAAGATATGCAAAGTAGTTTACGTATTGCATATTTTCTTCAATCCAAGAAGGTGCAGCCTTATAAAATTTGATCTTACGACCTCTAGCCTTCATGCCACGCTCAGATAAGTTTACAAACTCAGAAACGTATGAATTTATTTTTGCAGGACCTGCAGAATAAACAATAAACTCTTTATCTCCATCCTTCATGCCAGAAAGTGCAACACTCATGGCACGAAGAAAAACTTGATAGTCATCAAATCCGCTAGTTCCTTGCACTGCCACTATCATTACCGTAACCCCCATTTTTTAAACTATCCAAGATGAATAGCATTTTGTTTATTTCTATTTCTGACATGTTGTCAGTATTAATAGGTTTAGCAGTTTCTAGCATAATATCATTATTGTTAGTCTCAGCAGTATAAAATATATTATCTTTTACCCAATAAGCCTTACCTTTAATAATAATTGCTTTAATCTCTTTATCATTTTTAAATTTTTTTGATTGAGACTGCTTTATGTTATTTAGTTGTGTTTTTTGTTCAAAAAAATATTTTAGCATATTGTGCATATCGCTTTGCTTGTAAACACTTCTGCTATAAAAATTTTTGTGCCTTTTACTTCTTATAATAAGTATACACGAAAAGGTTGTCAATGTCAAAAAAACTATAATTAGATTTTTTATCATTTACCAACCATCCACTATTTTTTTGTTTTTTTGCTGTTTAAACTGTTAGAAGAAAGTTCTTTGTTTTTTTTCTTTAAATCTTCAATAATTCTATCTTTTTTTTCTTTGATATCATAAACAGCCTGTAAACTTTCTTCTTTTACCTTTATTAAAGAATTTTCGTATATTTGTTTATTATTCTCTGATTCAGTCTTTAAAGAATTAAGTTTTTTATTATTGTCTATTTGTAAAAGAACATACTGAAGTTCTAATTCAGAAACTTTATCTTTGTAAAATTTTACTAACTGTAAAAGATCTTCTCTGTTAATTTCTTGCATTGCTACCCCTTTAAATTATTTTTTATTTTGTTTTGCATTGTCTTTTTTTTGATAAGGTTCAACCTTAGATTTAATTCTTCCATCTTTATATAAACGAACAATCCAACCATCTTTAATTTGAATAGGGTTGAATGCTCCTGCTTTTCTTTTTGGCATATTACTTAACAAACGGATTGAGATCAAACACTGTGTTACCCCAACCAGTCATACCCTTTCTTGCAGAATTCTTCCAGTCTTCTGGAAGTGCGTCAACCATACCAAGCGCTCTAGCACGACTGATAATGTGTTGCTTAGCAGCATTGTAATCTTTTGCACGACCAACAGACTGAATAGCATTTCTAAGATCTGTTGCATTTGCAATTGGGAAAGAGCCATCAGGCATTGCAGTATTTTCTTCTGCCATTCTTTCACGAGCAGCAGGAGAATAATCTCTCTTGCCAACTGATGAATCGTACATTGCCATAGCAACTTCAGAATCTTCTGGCTCTTGTGGTAGTGTGTCTATCGCTACAACTAAAGACATCATGCATCCTGTGTATAGATTGGTTGCTTCCCAGAATCCGTTTTCTTCTTGTTCAAATAACTGAATTAGTACCGCTGGATTTTCCTCAGATGCTTCAAGAGTATACTCTCCTCCAGGAACACCAAGCATGCCTTCACGCATCACATGTACTATTTGACCAACATGGACCTCTTCATCAGATCCGTGTGCTGTCATAACAAAATCGCCCTCTTTAACATGCGACATTTTTAGGACTATATCTCCCTTTTTTAGTTCTGCAGCCAAGGCTGTCAAAAACTTCTTTGTTGTATCATGATTTGACATGAAAACCTCCTAGTTTATATACTGATTATATCAGATGTTACGATCTAAAAGAACACGCTTGATTTCATCCAAAGACCACAGTTCTTCAGGGGATAGTTTTACAAGTTCTTCTGGCAGGAATGCATTGTCTGTTAGGCTTATTAGTGGATCTTTGGCAAATAAATCTAGATTTAAATAACCCTTTTCCCAAAGATTCATAACCTCTGCATTAACCAAATTTAGGTGTTCTTGATATAATTCAGGCATAAGTTCTTTAATTTTAGGGGTAAAAACATACATTTTTTCATTAGTTGCTTCGTCATACCCCATAAATTTAATGCCACCCTCAGCAAGCAGCATTATAAATGCTTCTTCTTCATTCATCTGCAACGAACTCCAGAAATTGATCTCTTGTCTTTGCACCATTCATACGCTTAATTTCTTTACCATCTTCAATTAATATGTATGTTGGAATTGATTTAATCTCAAATTGCTTGACCATTTCCATTTCAGAGTCAGCATCAACAAATTGAAAATTAATAAGACCATCACGTTTTAACTCTTCTGCAATTGGCTTTGTTCTTTGACAAGGATTGCACCAGTCTGCAGTAAAGTAAAATACATGTTTCACTTTCCAGACTTCTTTCTAGCCTTTTCTAGTGCTACAAAGTCTTTAACCTTGGTGTCGCCAAGGTATCCCCAAGCATATCCGTCATTAATCATCATATCATTTAGAGATACTGTATCTCCATTAATATATATCCAACCCAGAATGCGACCATATTTTTCAGATGAATCCATTTTTTCAGTCTTAATCACAACAGACTTAGCATCCTTAAGAGCCTTCTTTAGATACTCCTTAGACTCAAGTCCAAGAGCCTTTTCCTTAAGATCTTTTGTGCGGGACTCAGGGGTATCAATACCAGCCAATCTTACACGAGATGCAAACAGGATATCAAACCCTAAATCAATAAGAACATCAATGGTGTCTCCATCTACTACGTTCTCTACTTTTCTTACATAATATGTGTACATTATTTTCTCCTAAATAAAATCAACATTTAAAACAATTCTAAAACTAGAGTCTTTTGGTGCCGTTGGTGCATGAAATTGAAAACCATCAAAAACAACACCCTTGCCCATTTGTGGCATGACTCTCACCATTTCTGTTAGTTCTTTATATTTTTCATTATTAAAAAACTCATTAAAAAATATTGTTTCGCCATCAGAATCATTTATATAATACAAAAATACTTTGTGTTCAGTGTTTTGATCAACATGTGGAGTTTGATATACATCTTCTTTAAATGAAGGAACTAAGTTTAATTTTGCACGAAGTATTTTATTAACAACAATGCTATGTTTTTCAATAAAAGGATAAAAAATAGCATTCATTACAACATCATACAGTGGAGATACTGGCTCCCCACTAACATTTAAAAGATGGTTAAACTGAATAACTTCTTTTGTTTTATCAGTTACAACAAATTCAGGACCACTTGTGTCTGGAGGAACGCTTTGATAATTTAAGAACCAAGATGTTTGTCTATCTGTAACAACACCAAACAAGGCATCTTGTACTTCTTTGCTAACAAAATCATTATCAATTATCACTAAGTCTCTCTCTTTCATCAATAACTTCAACCATAAACTTCATCATTTTGTCATATCCAACTGCATTATCCATTATTTTGTTATAGTGATGTGAGCAAAATAATAGTTCTCCACTCTTTCCAATAACCTTTACATACGCTTGCGCTGCACATCTATCACAGCGATCTGTTGCATCTAAAATCCAAACTTTAGACTTTTCTGCAATCATGTTCATAGTATACTACTTCTTTCTGTTGTCGGTTGAATAATATCCAGAGCCGTTAAAAACAACTCCTACATTAGAGTATACACGTTCCAGTGGTAGAGTGCAAGTTTCACACTCATACCCTGGATCGTTTTCTTTTATTGAACGTTGCTTGATTACAATTTCAGAACATTGTCCTGTACATTTGTATTCGTATACTGGCATTACTTCAAGATAGCCTTATATGTTTTTAGATCTACGATTCCAGTTACAGGTAGTTTTGCCTTTGCCTGAAAATCTTTAACAGCCTTTTCAGTACCTGGACCAAAAGAACCATCTGCCTTGAGTCCTAGTGCTGTTTGAACCTTCTTAACAGAAGAACCTTTAGCACCAACCTTAAATGGCTTAAATGTTTTCTTTGCAGCAGGTGCTGCTGGGGTTGCACTTGCAACAGATGCTGCTGGTGCTGCTGCATCTGAAGAACCAACCTTTGAAAGTAGTGGAAGGTTTTCTTCACCAGCATAAACTGGACGACCCCAACCAACGATTGCATTTACTAACTTAGGCTTGTTATTCTTTACGTATGCACGAGTCTTCTCTACGCACATACCGCCATTTCTTTGATCTCCCTTTGAAGTTCCTGAAGTGTTTCCCTCAATAACCTGAATTGTTCCATCTCCGTTGTTCTTGATGCAAAGACCAACATGTGAAATACGATTTACACCATCTTCTGGGAAATCAAAATAAATCCAGTCACCTGGAGTTGGATCGTCATTACGAGAATCTGCCCATCGATTAGCCTTCTTAAACCAATCTGCTGCTGCAACAGTTGATGCAGTCTTTGGAAATGACTTTACTCCCGCTGTAAATGCTGACCAAGAAACAAATGATTGGCACCATGGTTGAAAGTTTACCTTAATCCATGCACCGTACTTTGTTTCATTATCCTTTGGTCCTTCAATAGTGCCAACTTCTGCTTTTGCAACCTCAATGATTGCTTCTAAACTACCTTTTGCTGCCATTTTTTATCTCCTAATATTAGATGAGCAGTTTATCCTCATGCTCAGGAGGATAGAGATTTGTAGCCAACATTGGCGCAGTGCCGATGACTATGATTTCTCTAATACTATTATAGCCTATTGGCTACTTGATGTCAATTGACTTTGGTTTCTTTTCTTCAGGCACCTGTTTTTCAAGCATGATATTTAAAATACCATCCTTAAACTCAGCACCTGTTACCTCAACAAATTCAGGAAGTGTAAAAATATCTGTAAACTTGCGAGCAGCAATGCCCTTGTGTAGATATTCTGCACCCTCTGGAAGTTCAATATCTTTTTTATCGCCCTTGATTGTTAGTTTGCGATTATCTAGCGATACTGACACATCATCCTTTGTAAAACCAGCCAAAGCAAATGAAATAGTATACTCTGTTTCATTTAACTTGACAATGTTGTGTGGAGGATAGTTTGTTGTTGTTGATACCTTCTGTAGTTGATTGAAGGTTTTGAAGAACGGATCATTAAATAGATCCATAGTTGTGCTTATTACCATTTTTGCTCCTTTTCAGCGAGTTAGTTTATGTATCCCCGTTTGGCAGATACAATACTATTATAGCATCTCCAGAGAGAATTGAACTCTCGTTTACACCGTGAAAGGGTGTTGTCCTAACCACTAGACGATGGAGACAGTGCTGGGCTGGTAGGGATCGAACCTACGACTTGCGAATTAACAGTTCGCCACTCTGCCTGCTGAGTTACAGCCCAAATCCTTTACTTAAGAATTTTAGCCTTTACTTAAGAACATCTACAAACAGTGTTGTACTTGTTCTTGCATTCTTAATAGGTGATGTAATAGATCTCATGTAGTCAAATGTTGATCTATATGTGCCCTTGTGATTTTTAGCCCAGTATGCTGAAAATGCTGCAGTTGCTGCAGAAGTTCCAATTGCTCTCTTTACTGGTGTAGTGTAAACTCCAAGTGCGTAGAAGTCGGCATCAGGACCACCATTAGACCATGTTCCGATAAAGTTTTTATCATCAACATTAAAATCTGATCCGCTTACTGCAATTGCAGCAGGGATGCATGCTGGAAAATCTACACGAGAAATATTTCCATTGTTTCCACTAGCAAACATTGTTGGCACTTCAAGTGAAATCAATTTATTAATGTTTGCAATTAGTGATGAGTGTGTTGCTCTAATTGGGCAATAGTTTGCTCCAGGATTAAGAACATGCGTTCCTACTGAAGAAGAAACTGATACAACGTTATATTTAGACTTATTAGCAATAACCCAATCAAGCGCTAACTTGACCTCTGTTGCTGAAAATGTAAGCATCCCACCAGTTCTTGGATTGATTCCAGCAATACGAATAAAAATAATATTTACATCTGGATTGACTTGGTTGGCAATTAAAGACATAATGGTTCCATGATCAAAGTTATTTCTGTATGCTTGCTCCTTTGGAAGTGTTGCTGCTCCAGGACCTTCTTGAAACTTTGCACCATTTGGACATACGCCACCTGTAACAATACATACTTCCTGAACTAACTTACCAGAAAACTGAGGTAATGTTGAGTCAATTGCTGTATCAATAATTACAATTGACTTTGGAATGTTTGCACTTGCTGGCTGTAGAGTTGTTAAACCTAATACTAAAATAATTCCCACTGCTATTTTTTTCATTATTATTCCTTTATCTTTATTACTAGTTGACATGGGTCGCCACCTGCTTCCCACTCTTGTTCTTCTTCTTCAGTCATGTAGGGATCACCCTCATGAGTATTACAGAACGGTTCAGTTACCCATCCCCGCTCAATTCCGTTTTCAAGCCAAATCTCAAACTCATTGAAATCAGACTCTTTGCTTTGCATATCTTTTAATATTTCTTCAAATTCTTCAGACATACTACAAGTATATCTCTAAGCGCTTATGATGTCAACTGGACCCATGCATGCTGGGTTAAATTTAATTGCTGCTGATACTGCTTGCTGTACTCTATTCCTTGCATTTTTTTGCTTGTCTGTTGCATACATAACTCCATATGCATACTCTGATCCAGATCCAATAGAAATATATGGCACTGAATATTTAGATAAAGACATATCCCCAGAACTATGCTCGTATATTTCTCCACGAATACCAATGATCAAACTAAGTTCGCCATCTTTAGATGTGTCAATCCAAAACTCGTTATAAAATTCACGAAGTTCTTTAATAAACCTTGTATGCATAAACTTATCTGTATCTTTAATATTAGGGGCTGTTGGTTTAAAATTATGTCTAATTCTGTCACCGTCCATTGAACCAGCATATCCAATTACATATGGACCAGTTTTCCAAACCTTTGGTGAGTCAAGTGAGAGGATAACACCATCATCTGATGCTCCACGGTCTCCAGCCATATATACTTTATCTTCATGGCGTAGAGCAACGATACAAGTCATGACAAACCCCTCCCAAGTTTAGGTATATTTAAGTATACCATCCTCTAGGAGGGGTGTCAATTAGCCTGTTTTATGACTAATTATACTGTCTTTGACTTTGCTCTGCGTTTTTCAACTTCTTGGTCTTGTACGGTTTTTGCATTTTTGTCTGTGGTGGAAAATGCTGCATTAATTTCATCTCTTGTAAGTTTGCCGTCATCCATAAATGCACGAGCCAACTTCTCAACAACAACTGCTACTGCGCTAAGTCCAGCAACTGTCATAGCCTTTGCTACTGAGATTCCTGCGATTGCACCTGCACCAATTACTGCAAGAGCATTTGCTGCGAATACCGCAACAATACGCATAAGAATGTTCCAAATATTTGTGATACTGTTCATATTACTCCTCCTTTCTAAGGGGAATTGTTATTAGCCAAATCACCGTTGTTGCAAGAACTGCAATACCAACAATATCTCTGGCTGATCCTGTTAGTGTCAACCATGCAATAAAGAAGCCAAGGAGAGTAAAGGCTTGTGCGATTACTTCAACTCCAGCGTCTTTCAGCCATGTGAAGAATCCCTTCACAACTTTTTTGATTATTTTCATTTTATCTCCTCATTCCAATCAGAGTACTCGCAATTTGTGAAACAATCACAACTGGAATAATTACTTCTTGGGCTTTTTCTCTCTGGTCATCTGTCATATCCATACCTAATTCAGAGAAATTAGATAGGAGTTCTAATGGGTCCACTGCAAATATTGCTCCAAGTGGATCTGCCAAGAATGCTTCTGTTTGTACTTCTGTTACTGCATCTGCTAATGTAAATGGCATTGGGGTTTCTCCTGCATCCCCTGCTCTTTCTGCGAACTCAACAAATGCTGCTGCAACTGCAGGTTCTGATTTCATAATCTCTGCTATCTTTGCAACTTCTGATGGAGCAATTCCAAGTTCTTCTGCAACCTCTGCCTTTGCTTCTTGTGTTAAAGATTTAAGTGTTTGACTGACTGCTGTAATTTGTTCAGGGGAAAGAGTAACTAACTTATTATCCTTGCTTGTAAGGTTAGCAATAACTCCAGATAAATCTTCTGCTGTTCCTGTACCCTTTTCAGGAATAAGTTCACCCAACTCTTCATCTTCTATTTCAGGATTAGTTGTTGGTTCTGGTTCAGGAGTTGGTTCTGTTGTAGGTTCTGGAGTTGGCTCTTCTGTAGGCTCTACGACTGGCTCATCTGTTGGTTCTGGTTCAGGGGCAGGCTCTTCAGTTGGCTCTGGCTTAGGGTCTTCTGTAGGCTCATTTGTAGGCTCTGGAGAAGGCTCTGGGGTTGGTTCTTCAGTAGGCTCTTCAGTTGGCTCAGTTGATGGTTCTGGAGAAGGTTCTGGGGTAGGCTCAACTGTAGCCTCTGGTGTAGGCTCTGGCTGTGGCATATTTGCAAGGGCAGTGGCAATAGCAGCATTAATTCTCTGCTTTTCTTCAAAAGCCCACTGAGTCTCATACTCTTCTTCAGCAGCAGTAATAGCATCATTCATATCTTCAATTGCATTATTATAGTTTTGAATAGCACTATCTTTTGCTGCCAATGTTAAAGCAGTGTTTAATTGTGCAATCTCGTATGCAGTTTCTGCAGCATCTTTTTCATCCTGTGCTAATTCTAAATCATTCTGTAGATTAGTTAATGTTGAAGAACTTTGTGTATATGCAAGTGATCTGCTATTGTATTCTTGTTGCGCTGCATTTCTTGTTGCAAGTGCTTCGTTATAATCATCTATTTGCTCCTGAGTTGCACCTGGACCAGAAGAAAATGTTCCAAGATTACAACTAAATCCTACTCCCCATCCACCAGTATAGTCGCATCCTGCTCCAGTCCATCCTCCAGGAATTGCCCATCCAAGATGATAAGATCCAGGACCTCCACCGTTGTACCACCAAATCTCTACATCCAATGTCTTATCTTCGCTAACATCATAGACTGGAGAATATTCGCTCCATCTTACCCCTTGCTCTACCCAGTTATCAACTGCAAGTTGTCCGTTAACATACATCCTAAACCCATCGTCTGTATAACCTGCAAAGTATGTTGATGTCCAATGTGAGGGCACGGTTATGGTTCCAGTAAATTTAACAACAAAATTTTCATACCTATTTCCGCAAACTGGAAGATTCATAGAATTTGAATTCCATATACCAGTACATAAAATTTGATCTGGAACCATTTGATTGCTTAACCATAAAAATGAATATTGCCTTACTCCAGAATAAACTGTATACTGTAAACCTTGTCCTCCAGCAGACTGCATATTTGTCTGGGCTGTTTGAAGATTAATGTTTGCTATGTTAAGTGCTTCTTGGGCAGAGTTCTTTTCATTAAGGGCTATTGCTACTGTGGCTGTTTGCCCATCTACTGCTGACTGGGCTGTGGATAAATTTAATATTTTTTCATCAAGGGTAGATAGAGCATTGGCTTCTGTTTCTACTGCTTGATCATATGCTTCTTCTGCTGAGATTTTGTTATCCCTGGCAGTTACTGCATCATCATACTTGCCCTGTGCTACATCAATAAGGGATACCAACTCAGCACTATCATTAAGGTCTGAGACCTTCTCATTAAGGGCTTCTATCCTTTGAGCACCTATTGCTATTGGGTCGTCAGAATTAGCCTCTGCAGGTGCTATAAGAAGCCATGCAAAAGCAAGTGTAGAAACTGTAAATATACGCAAGAGTTTATTCAAGTGGTGGACTCTCCTCTTGCCTATTATATCAAATTATTCAGTTAGACATATAGACAAAAAGAAAGGGAGCCAGTTTCCTGACTCCCAAACTTTTAAGTTTTAGTTACTTAACTAGAGTAACTCGTGCCTTTGGATTCTTTGCATTCCATTGGCGAGCCAACTTATTGAAAGCATCCTTAAGTGACTTAATTGCTGCTGCATTATCTGCAGTTAACTTAGCAATCTGTGCATCCTTAGCAGCAAGCGCTGCATCTGAAGCGACCTTTGCATCTGCTAATGCCTTTGCTGAAGCAGCCTTCTCTGCTGCAAGAGCAGCATCTGAAGCAGCCTTAGCAGCAACTGCATCCGCAGCAGCCTTTAGAACTGCAGCATCTGCAACTGCCTTAGCAGCAAGTGCTGCATCCTTAGCAGCCTTCTCAGCAGCAAGTTCTGATACTAGATCACGAACTGCAATTTCTGCAAATGGTGCTAGTGTTGGAGCAGTCAATCCCACTACTGCTGCTGCAACTGCATCTGTTGATGTTGTTGGTGCAAAAGTAATAAGTGAGCGTGATCCTGTTGTTGGAAGAGTTGCCTTAAAGGTTGCTGTTCCAAAGTCTGTTAGTGTAGCGCCAGTTGTTACTGTTGCTGTGTCCATTACTGCTGTTGCAGCAAAGACTGTTGCTGTAATTGACTTACCAGATACCTTGTTGCCAAATGCATCTGTTGCAGTTACAACGATATCCTGCTTAGTTCCTGCTGCACCTGCTGAAGGTGCTGAAACTGTTAGGTTGTTAATCTTTCCAGCAGTACCCTGTACATAGTATGTAAGTTGGGTTCCACCGTTTGTGATTACAACTGTTCCAATTGCTGTTGTCTTTGTGTAGACAAAGAATGTTGCAGTTGTTCCAGTACCTGTTGCAATTGTCAAAGATGATGATCCTGACGATGCTCCTACTGGTGCTGCTGCATCATGTAGGGCAGATACGATTGTTGCGTTAGTTGCAACTGCAGTAACTGATGTTCCTGTTGCGACTGTTGCTACAAAACGCAATGCGTCTGTTGCATCAATCTTATTATCTTCTGGGACTGGCAATGCAGCAGGTGTAGAAATTACACCGTTAGTAGTGTTCGCTGTTCCGTTTAGCGTTACTGCTACTGTCATTACTGTAGCATTTGCAGGTGCTACTGCGACCATGCCCAAAGTCATGGCTGCAACCACGGCTAGTGCGATCTTCTTGAATGAATTCATTCGTTATTTCTCCTTATTAGTTTACCTGACCCCACCTGGAGCCAGAATTTTATATTAGATCAAATCGTGCAAGATAGTCCCTAACATCATCAGGGACTTTCTTACTGTCTAATTCTATCATACTACCTTGAGGTTGTGCAACTTGAGGTTTTGATGATCCCCATGTATGCACATCTATCTCTATATTAGTATTCTTAGGTGTGTGAGATAATGCTCCAAATACCGCTCCAGTAAGGGCATCTGCAAGGTCTTTAGATTTTTTACGTGGGTGGTCAACACGGTTGCCTTTCATAATCTTAAGTTCTGTTAGTTCTTCAAACAATAGGGGGATCATTGGCATAGAAATACGCTCTTCGTAAATCATCATAGCCAGATCCTCGTAATGCTTCTTGGCAACAGAAACAGTCTCAGTTCTTATCCCTACTGCTTGTAATTCATTTTGAATATCAAATGACTGCCAACGGTCAAATGAAACCATACCAATATTAAATCCTTGTCTTCTAAGATTAATAATCCAGTTCTTCACTTCAGAAAGATTAACGGGACCTTCTGCTCTTGGCTCCCACCAAGCAACTGCATCTACAACAATTATTGGTGCTACTTGGTCATAATCTTTAATTAACTGAACATTAACCCACTTATCAACATGTGCAATTGCTACAGCACACTTGTCATGCTTTTGTGCAAGGTCAGCATGAATAAAATAAATTTTATCTTCATCTGGTTTAAATGATTCGTCAAACCTTCTAAAGTTATCTACTGGGTTTCTGGTATTCATACACTTTGAAACCTTATCACGGTCTTTGAAGAATGCATCTGATGCATATGTAGGCATGCATGCAAAACGCATCATGGCATCTGCAAGGTCTGTATAAAATGCCAACTTAAAGTCTTCAATCTTACGTGTAGGGTTTACTTCCCATGTAGGTCTTTTAAATGCTAATACCCTTGGAATTTTATAAGAAAGAATTGTATCTTCATCCCAGGAGATTTCAAATTGATTGCCTGGATCTTGGTGTGGCAAGTCTGGATTCATAATAAAAGTATGTCTGCGTTCAACTGTTTCTTTTTCTGCAATAACAGATTCATATCTTTGTGAAATAAAGTCACCTTGAAAACGTGGGAACGAAAGAAGAACTACCTTTCCAAGGTCAGGAAAACGAGAGTCTACTGTTCCACGAAACGCCTTATATATGTTTTCAGCAGTCTTACCTTGCTCATTTCCTGTCCCAACTTCAGATGCAAAACCAGAAATCTCATCAAGTACTGCCATAAATAAGTTCAAACCCTCATGTGACTCACGCTCTGAGTGTCCAGAATATACTGTTACTGATTTATCAAAATCAATTGAGTCTGCTTTTGCGTTATACTTTCCTGCAAACCATGGAGATCTTTCAATCTTTGACTTAAAACCTTTAAAGAAAACATTCTTAGCCTGTTGTGCGTTAATAGCAACGTTAATAATATCAATTGCATCTCCTGCAGGCTTTCCATAATATACCGCTGGATCTTTTAAACATAGCATCTTGTATACTACATATGCACATGCTACTGTAGATACGAAGTCTTTCCCAGACCCCTTGCCAAGTTGCAAAATAACTTCATTTTTTGTATATTTATTAAAGTATGCAAGTCCCTCTGCATCACCCATTAACTCTTGTAAATCTTCTTTACGATAAATCTGACTCATCGCTTCTACAATTTGATATTGAATGTCTGAAAGTGGTGGCTGCCCAAGAAACTCTGGAGACTCAACAAATGTTTTTGCGTCAACAGGCTTCTCAATAAAATGATTTTCTTTTAGTACTTCTAAAAAATCATTGAACATCGTGGACAACTGTAATCACTTCTCCTTCTTTTGCAATAGCAGATAGGCGTTGCATAATAATATCTCTTACTTCTGGGTGTTCAGATGCAATGTCTCTAAGTATTCCTACAAGAACTTCTTGGCGACGCTCAATCTCAACCATCTCTTCAGCAAGTTCCTTGTTCTCAAGCAGACCAGCCTTTTGCAGCATATCAATACGCTTAGATTCAATATCCATCACAAGTTTAATAGCAGCAGTCTTTGCACCAAGATTATTGGTTAAAGATGCTTCATCAATAACCTCATATGATTTTGATATTAACTTGCTATAGTGTGCGTCTGCACCAGCCAGTGCATCTTTGGCACGAGCACGAATAGCAGCATTTGCAGAAGCCATTGTTTTCCATTCGTTTAGGTGCGCTACAACACGAGTTCTTGGAATATCAAGTTCTTTGGATATCTTTGTTGGGTCGCTGCCTTTTAAATATTCTTCAACGACTTTATTAACTTCGTCAAGATGTTCAATTATTTCAATTTCACTTGACATATTTTCCCTCTAGTCTGTTAATTTCATCTTTAATGTAAAAAATAGCCTTTTCAAGATCCTGAATTGTTTTTGATTCATCTTTAAGACCTGCTCTCCAAAGATATTTAAAAGCATTTCCAATGTTAAAATTACGATGACGGGTTATTTGAATACATTCTACGCCAGAAGGATCTGATGTATAGTGTGTTGGATGGTTTACTTGGTCAACCGTAATGTGTAAGTTTTCGCTCACTTTGTAACCTCTTCATTTAATCTTTTAAAGCAATTTAGGCAGGTTGTGTATGTTCTTCCAGTAAATGGGCATGAAGAAATTGATGACTCGTGATGTTTGCAAAAAGCCCTTTTGCTTATAGCCTTAACAACCTCTATAAAGTGATTAATGATTCTCATCCTCATCCTCTTCTAAATTCCAATCGAATGCTTCTGGCAAACCTTTTAGCGTAGTTAGTAAATATGTTATACCAACTGCACTAGCAACACCAAGTGCAATAATTAATTTTTGTAATTTATTCATCTTCTTGACTTCCTCAATCCAAATTTAGCAAGGTATACGTAGATGGTTTCAACACTGGCTCCGCACTCCTTTGCAATTTCTTCTGGAGTTTTTTTATCCACAAGATAGCGCTTGCGTAGCCAAATCTCACTTGTATATAGTTTACCAGCCATAGTATTATTTGTCAACCTCGTTTAAATTAATGTCATAATTAAATCTGTCAGAGTTTTCTAAGATCCACTTATCTTGATTTTCTACATCATATTTCTTTTCGTTAATTATCCTATCAATCACATACTCTTTTTCTAGTGTAAATGAAGGTTCATATACACGAACCCTATTATTAGGCTGAATTGCAAAGTTTCCATCATCTCTCTGTATAACATGACCACACTTGTGGTCTGCTGGACTTTCAGAGTATCCATCATCTAAAACATTTGTATCTGGATTGTGCCAGTCTAAGGTAAACATGTATGTGCCCTTATGCATTGTTTTTGTTCTGTCAATATAAGACATTCTAAGATTTGTCAAGTTTTCAAATTTAGTAACAGATATGTGGTGACTAAAAGAGTTCCACAAAACTAAGTTATGAAGATCAACTTCAGGGACCCCTGGCTCTGTACAAAAAGCAGAGATTGGAAGTCTCCACCAAAGACCACCATCTGCCATCATAATATGAAATAGTGGGCTTCTAGATTTTAAACTTGATACGCCAAATATTACACATTCAAAATATTTGTCATGACTATCTTGATGATTTCTTAAATAGTTTCCTCTTACATAACAATGTATAGGTGGTATATTTGCATTTAACTCTGGCATATTTTTACCTTTCTAATATTTTCTATCATCATACACATTTAGCATATTAGTTACAACCTAATCTTCCACTCCATAGACATTGGACCCTTTTGAGACAACTCAAAAATATGATCATTAAACTGTTGCTCAAGTTCGTAGTATAGTTCTGGACTAACATATTTTAGTTTTTCATTAATGGTGTATGTGGTTTCTCCAGTAATTGGATCCATTGACTCAACGCTTATGGCTCCTTGAAAAATTAAATGCTCTACCATTGCTTCTTTTTTAGGGTTAATCATTAACTGCTCCAGTAGCCTTGTTCCAGTTTTTTACTGCCCAATGACCAATTCCACACGCATCTGCTACATCATTGTCAGTAATAATCTTATCATATTGAATATTTATAAATTTAATAGTTCTTTCTTTTCTTAAATCTCTTTCATACGTTTTATACCAAGATTCTGATTTACCAGGGTGTTGTGCTCTAATAAATAATTTTTCATCTTTAGATATTTTTTTATTACCAATAAAGTTTTGCCAGGTGATTGGTGAGACTTTCCCAATTATCCTAATTCCTGACTGTCCCGCTGCACCCAATAAAGCACCTTGAACCAACGCTAGATCAGCAGCAGTCTTAGGACTATTCATAAATACCGTATGTTCAATTACAATAGCATCTACATTAACAATATGATCAAAAAATCCTTTTGCTTTTCTGCCAGCATCAATAACTTTTTCATAAATATCTTTGCCTTCAAAATTTATTTTGCCATATTCATTTAAATAGCCAGCGTGAAATGTAGCATAAGCAAGGCTATTAGTGCTTGCATCTATAGCGCAGATACGTTCTGGCTGCATCTCTAGCCCCCACTTATTCTTGCTCATAGTCAAAAAATCCTTTTACTTCTTTTAACATTTTATCTACTGCTTTTTTACTTACATTACAATTAGCACAAAACCCATCATCATTATAAATTGAAAGAGATGTACCACAACCACCAAGGCATAATCTATTTTTACCTTTTCTTTTTTGCCTACTTGTTATCCTATATCTTTCAGCAATTTTTTCTTTTGTGGCAACATCTCTACATTCTGCACTACAATAAATTTGATAACTTACTGTAGGTTTAAAATGATTGTCGCACCTTTCACATAGTTTCACTAAGCCCCTTTAGGGATTGAATCTTAACTACACCATCGCCAGCATCTGAACATGCCTTTTGAATAGGACATGTTTTACAGATCTTTGAGTTTGATCTGTAGTTTTTAGTTGGAAGTGTCCTTTCAACCCAAGCCTTACGAACATCTCTCATCCACTGGAATGTTTCATCAATCCATTGACGATAATAATCTGTAACCTCTACTGGAAGAATAAGAAGTTCGTGATTATTTTTATTTTCATAAATCAAAACACCTTTTGACTTTTTAAGAATCTTCATATAAATAAGCAATTGAATTAAATGACCAGTCTTTGGCTTTAATGACTTCTTGCGATATTCAAATCCTTCATTAAGCATTGTCTTGATTTCTCCAACGATTTCTTCGCCTTCCCAATCAAGCATTGCGTCACCGTATCCAAAGATAGGTGGATCATTGTGAACAATTTTAAATTCAGTTGTTGGACCATCATCTGATTCATAAATCTTTGCAATACCAGCATCCATCATTGCTTGCTGAATTCTTTCATGAGACTTTGTTCCAGCAGTCATATTGGCTGCTCCATATGCATCTGCATTATCTTCAAAAGTAGCACCATCAAATGCTAGATACCAATATCTTGGGCACTCTCCATGTGAATATGCAATTGTTGATGGAGCAAATGTTTTTTTTGTTTGGAATTTATCAACACGCTTAATCGTATAGCCTGACTGAATTTTTTCAATCATAGCCTTTGTATCAACAATCTCTGGTTCTTTTACTTCTTTAATCATGATCTGCTGTAGTAAATTTTTTGTCATTATATTCCTTTGTTTATATAAGTATAGCAGATTAGCGCATTATATACTTGAGTGCTGACACTAAGTTATTAATAGATTCCGCTGCTGTGTAATAAATATTTTTCTTTGCTCTATCGTTTTTATCAACATGTGCCATCCATGTAGCCTTTAAAGACATCTTAGCAGCAATTGCCTGTAGTCTAACAATTTCTATTGTTGCAACGTTAAGAGGAATGTCTGGTTTAATAATTAATTTAGCAATCATTGTTAAAGCAGCAGTTAACTCTTCATCCTGCATATACTCAGCAATTTCTGCTAAACCATTTACCATATCAAGTGTTGTTTTTTCTGTTGTCATTTTTTAAGTAGCCTCCTTGTAATTGGCATAGTAATTATTGTACTGAATACTGCCATAATAACCAATGCTGTAAACATCTGTGAAGTAATGATATCCTTTTCTAATAAGATAGTGGCAAAAATTATTTCAATTAATCCCTTTGTTTGAAGCAGTACTCCAGTAGTTAATGAATCTTTCTTTTCCCATCCTAAAATTTTACCAGCAATCAATACTCCAATAATTTTAGACACAAACTGTGTTGCAAGTAAAAGTCCTGCAACCAATAAAACAATTAATCCAGAAACAGACCAGTTTGTTTTTAAGCCAGTAATTAAAAAGAATACTGGCATTAGAACAAGCAGTATATTTTTCTTAAATGTGTCCATATCGTGTTCATCAAACCACTCAGACTT